AGGAGATGTTGCAAAAATATCCCACTGGGTTATATTCCATAACTGGATCTGGTGGGTATCACCTGTTCTATACATACCCACCAGGATGTGACCATGTGAAGAATCGGGTTCGTATCCAAGAGGGTGTGGATATCCGGGCTGATGGGGGGTTTATAGTGCTACCACCTACAACGCATAAATCTGGGAAGCAGTACAAGTGGCTTGGGTGTGCCCAGATGGGAGTATTCCCGATGTCACTGGTAGAAGCCGTTAATAGCGTTAAAGACACACAAGAACAATGGATTACTGAACTTCTTAGTGGTGTTCCACAGGGAGGGAGGAATGATGCAGCAGCAAGGCTATGCGGGTACTTTTTTAAAAAGGGAATCGCCAGTGACGTAATCGAATCGCTGCTGGTAGCATGGAATCAGAAAAATGACCCTCCTATGCCCATATCTGAGTTACGAACTACTATGGCGTCTATCCAGAAAAGTCACGCAGGTGTATCCACCGCTCAGATAGTCGAGTTTATTGATGACACTCAGACAGGTAACACCATTTCCAGAGATATACAGAGTGTATTACCGGATGAATTTAAGCTATTACCGATGCAAGCATATATAAAGTCATACGGGGGGAACGGCGTTGAATGGTCTGTAGATAAATGGCTTCCGAAATCCTCTGTTACGCTGATGGTGTCGCCACCGGAATCATACAAGACATGGATTTTACTCGATCTGGCTGTATCAATAGCCACCGGGTCCAAATTTCTTGATAGCTTCGACGTTAACACAACCGGTCCGGTGATGATCATCCAGCAGGAAGATAGCCACGCGGAATTAACGGAGCGTCTATCGCTGATATTTAATGAACGCTTGGACTATCATATGATGATAAATAATGGTGAATATGAGATCCCACCTATCCCAGACATACCGATATACATACACCCGAATAGGTCTTTGAGGTTTGACAACAAACAGGTACTTTCAAATCTGGAAAAGAGGATTGCGGAAATAAAACCCGCCGTTATTATGATCGACCCATTATATTCAGCAGCCAGCACCGACAACTACATGGCGGGATCGGCAGAACAGATGATGGTTTTAAAAACATGGAGAGATAAATATGACTGCTCATTCGTAATCGCACACCATAGCAAGAAAAATATTAACCCCGACAGTACAGCACGTGAGGATTCGTGGGGATCTCAATTCCTGAACGCGTTTCTTGAAGCTGGATGGCAAATAAGGCGTGGGTCCAAACTGGGGCAGAATGAAGTCATCGTAAGACGTCATTCAAAGACCATGGGTAATCAGGCCCCAATATCGCTGAAGTTCGACATATCCACGGTGTACCCATTCAAGTATCACGTGGAGTGTTCGGAGTATACAGTTACTTCGGACAAAACAGGTGTACAAAACACATTATTCGAACTGATCAAGGACAAGCCTATGAATCAATTAGCTATGGCTACTACATTAGGCAAATCCAAATCAACGATCAGCAGACAGCTGAAGCAGTTAGAAGCGTCCGGGTGCATAGAGAAAATGCCGGACGGGAAATATATGGTAAAGGAGATAGAAGATGAATAAGTATTTATTCAACCCAGACAAGCACGATACCAGGGGAATGGTATCCGCATCTCAGATATTGACTTATCTGAAATGTAGTCAGGCATGGAAATACCGATATGTAGACAAACTGATACCCAAGATTGACAGACCTGTAATGACAATCGGCAAGTTATGTCACAAAGGACTTGAAGCTGTGTGGCGCATTCGGTATCAGCAGCAGGAAGAGGACGACACATTCGAATACGATATCGAATCATTCGTGGATCCCGCTATGGAAGCCATGGAACAACTCTTTTCCGAGTATATTAGTAACAACATGTTTCTTGAAGAGGAAATTCCATATCAGGAAGAGACGCTGGAAACAGCAAAACGCGTATTCATGCATACTATATATGATATCAACCCGCTGCAGTATAACGTTATGGGTATACTGAATGCCGGGAATATACCTGCTGTGGAGCTGCATTTCGTAATGCCATGTGCCGGGAGTAAAGGCATGCATGGTTTCATTGATGTTATTCTGCAGGATAAGAAGACGGGGAATATATTGTGCACTGACTTCAAGTTCAGAAAAACACTGGCGTCGGATGACACCGAACAGTTTAATCTACAGAACACCATATACATCAAAGCAGCAGCAAAACTCGGAATCGCGTGTACTGGCACAATGACATATCAGCACCTCAATACCCCGCCGAGTATCCCATCCCTTACTACAAAGGGTACTGTAAGCCGAGCTAAAATCAAAACGGACTGGAACACATACGCACAGTTCTGCAGAGACAACGATCTGGACCCGGCGGACTATGCAGATGAAATGATCCCTAAGCTGGCAGAAATCGAGTGGAGTAAAAAGACTATCGAATACAGGAATAATGACACCATTAAGAATATATGGAACCGCGTTATTGTTCCATCTGCCTATAGTATATCAGCTAAGCGATCAAAAATCATTCCCTGCATGTTCCCCATGAACTGTACTATTATGTGTGACTATGCCGGACTATGTCAGGCGGATCTCCGCGGGTATGATTTAGAGTATATTAAGCAGTCGTTGTTCATAAGTGACAAAAATATAGTTGACAGCCAGCCGCCTGATGTGGTAAAATGATTGTAGAAAGGAGATAAAAATTTATGGACGATTATATCATCAAACCGAATCAGTTCAATAACAACATGAACATACTGATATACGGTGATCCCGGCGTCGGCAAAACTTATTTGGCTGGTACAGCCCAAGACAACCCATATATGGCAGATGTACATGTATTCAACGTGGACGGCGGGATGCTGACGCTTGCCGAACGTGAGGATATCCATGCCACGGACATCAGGTCCGTTGATGCTTTGGAGGCTGAAATGCACAAGATAATCAATGGTGACCCGAAATACAAACAGGTAAAGACAGTAGTTATTGACAACATCACAGAGCTGCAGACACTCACTCTGGAGCATATAGTCAGCAACGCGATTACGGTATCACATCGTAAAGACAAACAGGGCCGTGTCGCCAGTGTTGACGACATATACATCGAGGATTATGGCAAAGCCGGAAAGCAACTGGCCCGCGTTCTTAGAGGATACAGAGATCTTCCAATGCATGTGATATACATTGCGCATAGGAAAGATAGAATGCGCAAAGGTACTCAGACGCTGGAGGAGTCCAAACCAGCATTGATTGAATCACTGGCGACATCTGTGATGGGGTATATGGACTTCGTATGGTATCTGTATATGGCAGACACCGTAGAAACATCAAAAGACGGACAGGAGATTATAAACACCAATAGATATTTACTTACCCATCCATATAACCTGTTTCGAGCCAAAACAAGAGGTACAAAATTCGCTGAGGCGTTAGGCGGGGTCATCATAGACCCTAACCTTAACGATATTATGAATATCTACATTCAATGTAGTGAAAGAAAAGGAGAAACAAAATGACAAATCCAAATCCAAACCCGTTTATCGGTGGTAGCGCTACCCCTCCTGCAGAAAATACGAATGGAGGACAGAAAAATACTGCTCCTGCACCGGAAGCACCAAACCCAACTTCCGCCCCTACAGCAGCTCCGGATCCAGCTATGGTCCCTCCCCCGTCACATGGTAGAGCAGCCAATGATACTTTTGAAGTGGACCTATCTGCAGCTGAATCATCATTCCTCGTCCCGGACGGAATATATCATATGCGCTGTATCGGGATTGAACAGACGATATCAAAGAGCGGAAATCCGATGTTCGTGTGGACTTTCACAATAGTCTCTGGAGACCACGCAGGGAAAGAGTTCAAACTCTTCACTGTAACAACTCCGGCAGCCATGTGGAAAGTAGCCGAATGCGTACACGCCTTTGGAATCGGAGAGGCCGGAGAGGTAGTAAAGTTCAAAGCATCGGATGTTATCAACAGAGAATGTGGGGCACTCATAGAAGAATCCGAATATCAGGGTCAGAAGAGGTCGTCTATCGTGCGTCTTATGACGTTAAGCGAAATGACAGCTCAGGTATAAAGAGGGTATTATGTTAATCAATACACAGGAAAAATTCAACAGCGTAATACCGAAGCTCTTGTCATGTGTAGACCCATGCGTGGATACAGAAACCAATGGATTAAACTCTTTCGGTACTACATCTACACAGGGTCATAGGATCATTGGGATTTCTATTGATGACGGAACGGAAGCCTATTATTTTCCGTTCCGTCACCAGATAGGTGTCAACCTTCCTATGGAGTGTCTTGAATTCTTTAGAACGTACCTGTCCGACCCTAATCGTGTTTTCGGCGGGTTTAACTACAAGTTTGACCAGCTCATGTTATACGCCGATGGCATTCCGTTCGCACCTAATATCGAAGATGCCATGCTGGCTTTACATCTGGTTAATGAGAATGAAGAGAATTTCAAGCTAAAAGACACTTGTGATAGATATGGTATAGGTAAAGGGTCGTTAGAGGAATCCATTCTCTTGGAGAAATGCGGGCATAAAAAAGATCGCATGGGTGAATTAGACCCGACTGATGTAGAACCATATGCATGTGACGACGTGAGACTGACACGCATGCTGTTAGATTTATTGAAACCAGCTTTGGTACACCAGAACCTGTACTACATCTGGAAACAGGTTAACTACTACAGCTATATCACCACTCAGATGGAACGTAGAGGGTTGTGTCTTGATGTGGATCTCATAAAAACGTATCAGGCAGAAGCAAAAGAACATCAAGAAGCAGCATTGAGTAAGCTTTATGACATGGCCGGATACAAGATCAATCCTAACTCGTCAAAGCAGGTATGTGCCTTTTTGGGCGTTAAATCATCTGCCAGAGACATACTCGATACGATAATAGACGCCGGGGGTGAAGCAGCAGAAAAAGCACAGGCTGTCATTGAAGCCAGGGGATGGCTGTCAGTAGATACCCGGTATTACACACCATATATGAAGATGATGGATATTAATAACACGCTGCACTGTAGTCTGAACTTAATCGGCACTATATCCGGGAGGCTGTCATGCAGCAACCCCAATCTTCAAGCCGTAGCACGTCCCACTAACGTTTTCAAGGTAAAAGACGTATTTATAGCCAGAGCGGGATATACGCTAGTATCGGCTGACTATTCACAGGCTGAAATGCGTTTAGCATGTTATTATGCTCATGAGGACACCATGGCCGAGTTGATCAGAAACGGTGAAGATATACATTCTACCACGGCTGAGGCATTGGATATACCGAGAAGTGCAGCTAAACGCATTAACTTCGGTGTAATATACGGCATAGGAGCGGAAGCTCTGCACAAACAGTTGCGGATAGACAAGAAGACCGCGCAGCAGTATCTAAATAAATATCACGGCATGTATCCACAGTTCCGGGTGCTACTGGGGCAGACTGAACGATATGCCGATCAGTACGGAGTAATAGAGCTATGGACTGGACGTAGGCGACATTTCAATGTACAGCATGCATATACCCATAAAGCCATGTCTAATCTCATTCAGGGTGGGGTAGCAGAGATAATGCGTACGGCTATATCGAGGCTATATCCAGCAATCAGTAATCTGCATGGATATATGTTGCTGCAGATACACGACCAAATTATATGCGAGATACCCGATGATAAGCTGGACATAGCTTTACCGACTATAAAGGCTGTTATGGAAGATTTTAATTTTGACCCCCGCATGACAGTGGATATCAGTTATGGTAAAAGGTGGGGTGATATGCAAAATTGGAGTGATGAAATATGATTATATCGATAGACTTCGACGGTGTACTGTGTGCAGACAAATTTCCGGACATCGGGCATGCGGATGCTTATATGGTGTCGCTATGTAGATTGATACAGAAACGTGGATCCGCTGAAACCATACTCAATACATGCCGTGTCGGTAATCGGCTGCTTGAAGCAATTGAATGGTGTGAGGCTGAGGACCTACATTTCACGGCCATAAATGATAACGCACCATCGAATATAGAAAAATACGGATCCAACCCACGCAAGATATATGCAGACAGGTATATTGATGATAAATCCGTTGGATATAATAGAGATGACGTACTTTTATTTTTACAGCACATAGCTGAGGAAGGAAAAAACAATGAGTAGAGGAAAAGTTACTGCCGTAATAGGAGGGCAGATCGGGTCTGAGGGTAAAGGATCCATTGTAAATGCTATCGCGCCGGAATATGATGTACATGTCCGGGTGGGATCCCCGAATGCCGGGCATACCTTTTACTGGCACGACCAGAAGTATGTACAACAATCAATACCATGCGGATGGACAAATCCGTTTGCCAACATAGTGATCGGCAGGGGGGCATTGGTGAACCCGGATATACTGCTATGTGAGATCGCACACATAGAAAAGTTTTATCCGGACTTCAAGACGCGTCTTTTCATAGATTCCGCTGCTGGAGTGCTGGATGAGCATTTCGCAGACGAAGAGGGTAGGACCGAAGGGGATATGCACCAGAGGATAGGCTCTACAGGAGAAGGTGTCGGTCTTGCCAGAATAGCCAGGCTGCAGCGTGACCCGTCCAAGTTCAGATTGTTCCGGGATATAGCTGATGATCTGGGGCTGCGTCAATGTTGCGTAAACGATACACCAATGTTGATTGACAAGTGGAACTTTATGGGACATAATGTGCTGCTGGAGGGATCACAGGGGAGTGAATTATCTTTGATACATGGACCATGGCCGTATGTAACCAGCGTTGACACTAATGCAGCGCAGATACTTGCCGAAGTGGGAATTGCCCCATCCAAGCTTACGGATGTAGTACTTGTATGTCGTACGTATCCGATTCGTGTAGCCGGGAACTCTGGCCCACTGGAGCATGAGATAACATGGAATGAGTTATCTACCAAACTAAACCGTCATGTGGAAGAGAGAACTACTGTTACAAAGAAGGTTAGAAGGATAGGAGAGTGGGACGACGAGTTATTTAAGAGAGCATGCTTGCTTAATGCACCTACATCTATAGCTCTGACGTTCGCTGATTACATTGATGGTGATCTGTACAGATGTACAAACCCAGATCAGATATTCGCGTCAGTTAAGTTAACGGAGTTCGTACGAAAGACTACAAGTTTGTGGCAGTATAGAGTAGACTTCGTGGGAACCGGAGAGGACACCGTGGTTGATCTCAGACACGACGAAGGGAGGCTGCTGTAATATGAAATATATAAACTGTATACTTAAACACAACGCTAAACTCCCGGCTAAAAAATATTCGACGTCTGACGCCGGGTGGGATTTGTTTGTATCAGAAGATGTCACGATTCCACCACACAAGACTATAGATATACATACAAATGTATTTATTGACATGCCACCCTTTGTGTATGGGCGGATCGTCGGCAGGTCCTCCACTATGCGGAAGCATCACCTATTGGTTAATGAGGGCATCATAGACAACGGATACACTGGAGAGTTGTTCGTGTGCATTACTAACATAGGAGATGAACCCTTCAAAGTTAAAATGGGAATGAGGCTCGCTCAAATATTGTTCGCACGCATAGAAGATATTAGGTGGGCAGAAGTATCTGAATTCACCAGTCATAAGTCCCGTGGTAATGCCGGGTTTGGATCCACAGGTATGTATGAGTTAGAGGAGGAATGATATGGAAAAGTTTAAAACCGGAGCTAGTAAAGAAATAGGTGGTAAAGGCAGATGTGATCTACTCCCAGCATGCGCTCTTTTGCGGGTATCACACCATATGGAAGATGTGGTATCCACTGGAAAATATGAAGAGCGGGACTGGGAGAAAGGGCTCCCGCTACATACTATGATCGATTCGGCTCAGCGACACCTGCTGAAATACGTGGACGGGTGGGCAGATGAGGATCATCTGGTAGCTGCAGCAACCAACCTGCTGATGGCTCTATGGACGGAGGAGAAGCATCCAGAGTTAACAGATATAGGTCCGAAAAACAGGGGGAGGTAATTCAGATGGCAAGCCCTGAGTATAGAAATGTAGTACGCCCCATTATGGTAGCAATCGACAGATACAAATATGGCAAGGCCATCAACATCCACGGATCCGTATTTTCGGAAAGAGGTACGCCAGATATAATAGCAGTAATAGACAGCAATATGATATGTATCGAGTGCAAAAAGAGCAAGCAGGACAAGCCGACCAAAATCCAGATACGGCGTATGCGGGAATGGCAGTATGCCGGAGCGTATGTATATTGTGTGGCGTCACTCGAAGAACTAAAGGCTAATTTAAAGACTGACCTCTCCATAGATTTGGTGTAATAAAAGCCCCCTGCCTACACACCGTAAACAGGGGGTTCCCAACGCCCGACACACCATTTAAGTCCGGCCGGGTCTTACTTGTTCAGTTATTTTCATTTCGCAGCTGCCTCTCTCGAAAAATCATCAATCTCATGTTTGACATCGTTCATATATTCTTCGGCTTCTTTTAGTTCACCGTTTGGTTCCTTGTCGCCACGAACACAAGGGATCAGCTCCTTACTAACACAGAAATTCGCATTTAAGCCTTTGAGTATCAACAATTCCCGTTTTTGTCGTTTTTCTTCTCGTTCGGTATCTTGGCGTGCACGTTTCTCGTCTCGCTGTTTTATGGCTTCTCCGTTTTTGTCAAGTTTTTTTATGAGCCGCTGTTGACCGATTCCGATTACTGCACCGACAATCAGCACAAATGTTGCAGCTCCTATATAGCCCCAATCCATAATCGCTCTCCTTACTCAGATTCGTTAGGCACGTCGTAAGTCATTGCCCTTGTACTGTCGTCTGTTCCCTTAGTAGTGGGGTCTACCACTATTCCCACAAGCACCAATATGTCAATTATGATGTAAGCGGTGTCCATCATCATTGATTCCGTAACTGACGGAACGATACCGAAAAACCCCAGTACCGTATAGATGAGTGATAGCACTCCTGCGATTATTGCCGTCAATGTAACCTTGTTTTTAACTCTTAGTTTCCAATTTAATTTCATTTTTTTATTCCTCCTTTTTATTTCAGGTACGTGCCATGTTTGTCTTTGATACAGCAATATCTGCCACTGCCGAGTTTGAGCCAGTTGTCAAGGATTTGCCCTTT